TGTAGCTGTTGAACACGTTTTTATGGACACTTTGAAAGACGAAAGAAAGCCTATTTTTAAAGCACACAAAACAAGATTGTTTTCAGCCGGACCCATTGATTATTTGATAGCCTGTAAAAGATACTTTAATGGAATAGTTGCAGTTTTACAGAAGGCACGCAATCTATGTCACATAAGTGTTGGAACTGACCATAATACCCACGACTGGGATATAATAGTCAAAGAATTGACTCGGAAATCACAAGAAATGATTGCTGGAGATTTTGAAGGTTTTGATGCAAGCCAGAGCATGCCCCTGCTAGAAGCAGCCGCTGATATTTTGATAGAATTGTCAAAGATATTTTGCGGATCTAGCGAGGAAGATGCCCAGGTGATGAAAGTTTTGTTGATTGGATTGTTTAATTCAGTACATATAACGGATAAGGAGATTTATCAATGGACGCATTCATTGCCCTCAGGACATTATTTGACGGCTATTATTAATTCAATTTTTGTATTATTAGTTTTTTTGTATTTGTTGGCAAATTTCAAAAGGAAAGGAGTCGTACATGGTAGCAAGATCCTTCTTTAAACAGTGTGGAATTGTGGCGTATGGTGATGACCATATTGTTTCAGTCCCTTTGCATAGTTTGGACCATTTTAATCAGAGTACGATCCCTTTGTTGATGAAATCCATAGGTTTAGGTTATACCATGGAAGATAAGGAGCGAGAAGTGGATGTACAAAGTAGACCAATAACGGAAGTTTCTTATTTGAAGAGATCTTTCGTGTTTGATGAACTGCGTAGACGATGGATTGCTCCTATATCCCTGGATACCATATTGGAGTCTCCTATGTGGTTACATAAGTGCCCAGATAAGGTTACGCAAATGATAGCACAACTTGATAATCAGATGCGAGAGTTATCCTTACATGATGAGGCAACCTGGGATAAATGGTCTGCCGTGTTTGCGGATCTTGGAAAACAATTTGGCCACTATACTGAGTATGTACACCAAGAGGAAACGCGAGCGGTAGTCCTATCAGACTAGATCCTTTAGATGTGATCTTACCACCGAAAGTTTAAAATGTGTGTTGTTAATTTCTGTGGTACTGCTATCTAGAGTAGGACCTTATCTTTTAAGATTTACTAATCAGGATGGGTCAGGGCAGCCCCCTAATATCCAGATAACCACACTAGGGGGGTAACATTCGGTTGTGTTCTCCCCGAAACACCCATAACCGGC